TCAGGTCGCTCGGATCAGCAGGGATAACGTCACCGTTGCTCCCCTTCTGTATGTCCTCGGGCTGAGTGATACCGGACGGGTTGCATGCCCAGCGGAACTGGGCGGCCAAGATGGCACCGTCCGCCAGGGCTTCCGACACAATGTCGTGAGTACCAAGGTCGTTGCTGTAGTCCTCGGCCAGCGATACACCGTAGTCCTGGCCCAGCGGCAGGCGCCAAGTCAGAGCACGGTACGGCATGTTCTCTGGCTTCCACTTACCATTGTGCTTCTGGCTCAGCTCAACATCGTTGATCCAGACCGAGCTACGATACATGCCACGGACAAAACGCACGGTCGTGTAGATCGTCACCTTGTCTCTCGGTTTGCAGGTAGCGACGGCGCGGCGATACTCTGTCTCGGCTTCCGGCTCCAAGTCCTGCACTCGTGTCTCTTCTCGGAACACGATGCGCAGCACCATGCCCTTACGGTTGCGCTCTACTGCGTAGTCCTTCAAGCTGATAAAGCTGATGACTGCAGTGTCGCTCAGGTCCATAAGCACATCGCCCACGCAGACCAGTGCGGCCAAGCCCTCATAGAGAGCAGGGCGGGAACCGGATTGCTCCAGCACACGCAGCGCCTCACGCTCGCCCTCGGCCAGCACGTCGGTCAGAAGGCTGTCGTCCTCTAGCTGCATGTTGGCCAGGAACTGCTCTTTGAGCTTAGGTGCCAGCTCCAGCTTCATGAACGTCACGCCAGGAGCGAACATCGCCAGCATGAGTTTGTTGACGATGTTGGTGGCGCCCTGGTTTCCCAGCGAGCTAGCGCCGTTGGTTAGTGCCTCATTCTTAACCGAGTAGTTATCGTCAGGCAGTGTGGTCGGAATGGTCGCGGCGGCTTGCGCCTCTTTGCGCGCCATCATGGTTGACCGGTCGCGGGTCATGGTGTCCCACCAACTGCGACCGGAGTCCTCGTTCTCCATCATACGCGCACCGACGGTCCCTTACCGGTGCCACCGATCTGGCCCCGGAATTTCTTGCGGGTGGAAGTGATTGGTGCCACGTCAGCCAGCTCGATAGTCGGCCGCTCTTGCTGGAGCTTGCCGGCCTCTGCTGCCTGGTTCATCGCTGCCTCTCGTTCCTGATTGGACTGCACCTGCAGGGCCGACTGTGCCGCCGCCTGATTGGCGAGGTCCATCTGCTGCTGCATCTGCTGGTCCGCCTGAGTAGCCTGTTGCTTGGCCAGGTCCGCTGCCTGCTTCTGTGACTGCTCTGCGGGACTCAAGGCTTTCGAGTCGCCGTACAGTGCATCACCAGCAGGATCGGGAAGGCCCATCTTCTTGACGGCTTGGTGGCCAAGGTCAAACTTGGCGATCTTCTTGATGATCTTCTTGCTCATGTACTACTCCCATCAGCTCTACTGTGGATACGGCCAGCCCTTGCCGCTGATATAGCCTGGCCAAGCCGGCATGCCGCTGATTCGCGGCTGCTCTGGTGCCTACTGAGAAACGCCGGCAACCTGCCAAACGCGCCACAGCCTGCATGATCTCGACCACAGTTTCTAGAGGGATGTCCTGGTCTACAAACTCTTCTGTGATCACGTCCTCGGCTGAGAACCATGGCCTGCACTGTGTCAGGCAGACCATGTTGTAGCCCACGAAGACGAACAGGTTATCGTCGTCGTTGCCCAGTGCATCGGCTGCCTCTTCCGGTGTGACCATCTGCCACCCGGTTGGGGCATACTCTACCCGGAGCGAATACATGCTACACAGCAATAGCTTCCGCTGTACTGCTTCCGAGAGCGTGCATGCACTAAGCTGCCCGCTCTCCCAACTCAAAGACTTCATTAAATGTTCTCCTAGTTATGGGTGCCCTGTTATACGACGATCCCTTTCTCGATCTCCCGCAATGCCATCTGCACGCCCAGCTTGTGAGCTGCGACCGTATCGGTATCCGAAGCACCGATCATGGGATTAGGAAGACGACCTTGCAATTTAGCAAAGGCTTCTTTACTAATCACCTGTACAGTTACTTCTTTATATACCACTTCTACTATTTGATCCCTAGTAAGAAAGGTATATAGTTTATTAGCTATCCATTTAATCATGTTAATAGTCCTGTGTAGTTATGGGTGCCCTATTAATTCAAGCGAAGAAATAGGTCGAGTCTCTTACTGATTGTAGGTCCAGATTACCTCGTTCTGGCAAAGGCCGTGGCAGGCCGTATGCTGCCCTGAACTTCTCCAGTGGGCACCCTGCCTCGTACATATCAACGAACGTCGCTCTGATCAGCTCATGGAGCTTCTCAGTGCCATCGGCGGTGGTGCCGTAGTCGTCGTGGATAAAGGCAAGGTGTCCAAGGCCGGCATCCTCAGCGGCACAGATCAGGAATTGCATATGTGCCGCATCGCAGGAGTGAATGAAGTTTGGGGCGATCCCGTTTCGGTGGCGCCTGGCGCAGGGTTCCTCAAGCTCCAGGCGGACGGTGGGGCGGATGCGAATGGTTTGCGACAACCTTGTCTCGACCTTGATGTACTCGCTCTTGCCGTACCGCTGCCGGACCACAAAGCCGGACGGGGAGGTCCAGCTGATCTCGTCCACCCCTGCCGCTATAAGCTCGTCGGAGGCGTCCTGTAGCCACGCCATCGCTTCCCGCGCCTTGACCACGACATTCCCGATTGCGTCCCACACGGGCACGCTCAGCCAGCGAGAGGCCACACGATACTCGGTCTTGTCGAACTCGGGCGCCTTGTGCTTGCTCACGTACTCCTTGAAGATGAAGTCAGAACACGAAAACCTCGTAGACCCGTATGGCAAAGTCATGACTGAGCGCTTCACTAAGTCGCGGGATAGCTTGTGCCTTTTCCACCGACCAGCAAAGTGGCATGTCTCGTGAGGCATGGCGGATAACAGCCGCTGTGTCTCTTCCGCAACTAGACGGTAGATGTCCTGCTGAGTCGAGGAAGGCACTAAATTGGTCGCTCGTCCACCCACTTCGTCCCGCAGCATCGCGGAGAAGTGCTGTAGCCCGTTGCAGCTCCCGTCCTGCCCAAGCGCTTGGTACGATAGAAAGCTCTCGGGCATTGCCGAGAACTGGGCGAACTCCAAGCACCAAGCGAGGAACTGGAACGGTTTGTCGGCCTCTGTCCATTGTCGGTTGGAGACAGGATCGGCAGCGATTCCCATGAGCATATCCGCTCTCTCTACTGTCCAATCGTATCGCTCCTGTAGAGTGGCTTTGTCAAACCCGAATCGGTTTGCGCCGGTGATGAAGAACCAGAACTTAGCTCTGGCGTCAGTGATTGGTACTCCGACAGACGAGCGCAGCAGCGCCTTCTGCAGGTCTGAACCTTGCGGGCTAACGCCCCTCGTGTTCGCATAAGCGCGGCCTCGGTAGTCGTACTGGTAGACGAACCAAAATTCCTTGTCGCGGTACATCCTGGCAACGCGGATGGCCTCGTAGTAGCGGCCCCACTGTACGCCCCGGCTCTTGTTCTCGGTGTACCACTCGCGCATCTCGACCTTCCAGGCAGCAAACTCGGCGAGCTGTCCGCCGTGCATGTTGTCCTTGGTCATATCGTCGGTCAGCCATTCCGGTGCGTGCGGCTTCGGAAGCTCGGCCTGTGCCAGCACCTCGCCCACGTCAAACCTGGCACCGACCAGATCAACCGTGTCGAGCACCTGCTGGTTGATGCGCCAGGGGCGCCGCTGCAGGGCGTTGACGGCACGCAACGGCACATCCGGTACATCCGTTAGGTCTTCGACTCGCGGCCTGCCACGGATCACACAGGGAGCCACACGCCGCATCACCGCCGTATGGTATCCGCCGTCATTGGCAGTCACCCAGTCTCGCGGCGGCTCAACGCACGGCAGCATCATCGGCTGGACGCCAGCCATAAAGCCCTTGATGTGGTCCAGCATACCGGCTACCTCGGCCGCGATGGTGTACTGGCGGATCGTCTTCTTGCCCTCCTTGACCTCGGACATCTCGATCAGCCCGACCTCGCGGGCCAGATAGATCAGCGTGGTACCGACTGCGATCTTGTCCTCTGGCGACCACATCGGTAGGGCCACACCGGCCTTCTCGGCCTGCAGCTTGAACACCGTCAGCCGGTGGCGCTCGCTCTTAGTCATCCGACGTTCAAAGTCGTAGACCAGTGTGTAGTAGAGCTCTGGCTCGACGCTCTCGAATTTCTCAAGCAGCGCCTCTCCGTAAATAGATTGGCCGATCAACCGGGCCACAGCGGTCGGTGCATTCTTCTTGTTCTGCAGGGACGTATCTAGCAGCGTCCGCACAGTCAAGAAGGCTAGCACCATTGGGTCATGCTGGCGCAGCAGCGCTTTACCGCTAGCCGCCACACCGCGCTTGACTGTTCCAACATAGAGCTTGATGACCTCGGCAAGAGGCTGGACAAAGCGACGATACACTGCTGAGGCGTATGGGTTGTTGTGTGCAGTCCCTGCCTCTTCGTTTCTGTTGAAGGAGCCGAGCACCTTGGCCCGGCCCCCGTCTACCATCTCTTGTTCCAACTGCGCTTGCGTCAGCATCATATCCTCACAATAAAGCCATCTTCCTGCATGAATATCATGCGGGCCTGTGGATGGTAGAACCAGATAGCCCACCGCCGCTTGTTAGGGGCTAGTGGGTGCGCTGATACCTGATGGCATATACGGCCCTCACGGCCCGCGTAGTTCCCACGCAGCGGCTCGGCCTTCCGACCTATCATCCTGACCATTACTCGCCCTCGGTCTTGTCGTCACGGAAGCGGATGAAGCGCGGCTCGCGGATCATACCGTTGGCAGA